AAAAAAGTTGATAAAAATCAAAAGGATGTTGTAAAAGCGCTACGAGATTATGGCGCTGATGTTTTCCTATTGCATACAGTCGGTGGAGGAATCCCTGACCTTTTAGTGTGCTACGAAGAACAAACTATTCTAATGGAAGTTAAAGATGGCGAAGATAAAAAGCTAACCCCTTTGCAAATAACGCTGTTTGCTGGCTGGAAAGGCGGCCCATTACACAGGGTAAATTCGGTGCAAGAAGCCATAGAAGTGCTAAAATTGTATGAACTTTAAAGGTGTCCTATGCCAGAAACTAAAAATGTCGCTATGTTTGCTGCTACTTTGTTACATAGCAGCACTAATACTCATTTCTTCCATTGGGCAACTAATTCTTACTCACAGCATAAAGCTCTGGGCAAATACTATGATGAGATTATTGAGCTTGTAGACGATTATGTTGAGGCTTATATGGGCTGTTATGAGCAGATTAAAGACTTTCCAAGTGTCTATCACCAGCCGAAAGAACCACTCAAGTACTTGGAATCATTAAAGAATTTTGTAGATGAAGCCAATGCAGATTTGCCGCAAAAACAAGAATTAATTAACATTGTTGCAGAAATACAACAGTTAATTGACTCAACCATTTACAAACTTAAATACCTAAAATAGGAATAGCTATGCCACTCGACAAATCAGGTAGCGCCCAAAGCGTAGGCAAGAACATCAAGGCCGAAGAAAAAGCAGGAAAGCCACGCAAACAAGCGATTGCTATTGCTTTGAATGTTGAGCGTGATAGCGCCAAAGGTAAGCGTAAAGCTAAATTAGAAGAAGCCTATGGTAAATACCTAGGTAAGCGTGAAGCTGAGTAATGAGCCGTAGAGATGCCATTCGTGCCGCAGTAGAAAAGCACGATAAGCCTATTCCAAAGACCACAGTTGGCAAAGGTAAGAACTATTTGCCAGCCAAAGAAGGTGCAGGAATGACAGCTAAAGGCAGAGCAGCATATAACGCAAAGAACGGTAGCCATTTGCAAGCCCCACAAGCTAGTGGTTCAAGACATGACAGTTTCTGTGCTAGAAGCCAGCATTGGAATGGTGAACGAGGAAAAGCAGCTAGAGCGAGGTGGCATTGTGGCTAAAAACGGATTGTATGCAAACATTCATGCCAAGCAAGAGCGTATAGCTCATGGCTTTGGCGAAAAGATACGTAAACCTGGCACTAAGGGTGCGCCTACTGCTGCAGCATTTAAAGAGTCAGCTAAGACCGCCAAGCCCACAAGAAAAGAAATGATAGCCTCAAAGATGAAGGATATGTAATGAAACACATGACAAGAAGCTACCCCCCAGAAAACGCTATGCTTAGACCGCATAAAGAGTCAACGCTTGAAAAACAGCAGAAGAAGCGTCAAGACCACAATCCTCCATTAGAGTTAGACGATAGCAACATTCTGAATAAGAAGGCCAATGAAAGAATGAAGCGTAAAGAGGCTTTATCTAAAGCTATGAACAAATACCACGACCCTGATATTGTTGGTTAATTATGGCTACGCTAGCTGATGTTCTACGCAATTACACTCCACCTACGGAGTCAGCCCTTGCCGACCCTATAAAAGAGCATTTTGCTACATTGCCGCAACAGTTGGCTACAAACCAAGCCGCAATGAATAACACGATGAATAGTATTTACAAGACTGACATAGGAACAGGTCAGCCTAACCCTAATTACCGCCCAGAAGCAATGCAAGAGTTTACTCAAATGTTGCCTATTGCTGGAACTATTGCAAAAGCGTTGCCACGAAAAGAGTTAATAGAACAACAAATAGCCGCATTGGAAAATACAGGTAGGGCTAAAGCAGGTGGTCAGATAGCTGACTCTAATGGTTTCTTTTATAAAGGCGGTCAATTTCTTCCAAATACAAATGCAGAACCAGGTAAATGGAAAATTGACAAAAAATGGGTTAAATCAAGTAATGAATTAGTTGAACCTGGCGTTAGGGCTAATGGGCCAACGCCATTTTCAAGAAGTATTTATGGGCCAATGAGAGAATTTGTAGAACATCCTAACAATGATTTCAGCAAAGTAAAACTTAAAGAAGGCATGAAAACATTAGAGAACCAAGATGGTTATCAATCTTATGTACCAGTTACTCTTGATACAACTTGGACACCACGATTAGCTGATTATGAACACCATACTCCTGTAACGATTGGTGAACTTATTGATGCTTATAATCAAGGTCAAAGATGGTTTGATGTAAAACCTAATGCTGTAACAATAACCACAAAAGACTGATATACTAAAACCCTTACAAATCAATTACTTGAGAATGTATGGATAATAAAGTAGAAGAAAGTAGAAAAAAGACTGGTGGTCGTAAGCCAGGAGTGCCTAATAAAGCCACTACAGAGGCTCGTGAGGCGATTAAAGCATTACTTGATGCTAACCTACCATTTATTCAGTCGTGGATTGTAAGCACCGCAGAAGGCATATTTGACGACCATGCTGGTAAATGGATTGTGCAGCCTAATCCTGCAAAAGCGTGTGAAATAGTCCAAAACTTAGTTGAATACTCTGTGCCTAAACTTGCAAGAACTGAAGTTGTAGGCGATGAAAAAGCTCCTCAACGCATGGTGGTGTCTTGGAAGAAATCCTAGATGTTGAATTGGACTATTGTCCAAGAGATGTATTTTTAGATTTCCATGAAAGACAGCAACGCTGGGCTGTTGTAGTGGCTCACCGTAGAGCAGGTAAGACCGTAGCTTGTATTTTAGATTTATTGCATAGAGCAATCAGCGAAAACAAAGAAAACGCTCAATACGCATACATTGCCCCTTTTTATAGCCAGGCAAAATCAGTCGCATGGTCATACATTAAACGCTATGCAGAGCCTATTATGGTTAAAGCCAATGAGTCAGAACTTTGGATTGAATTGATTAATGGGGCAAAAATTAAGCTATTTGGTGGAGATAACCCAGACGCTCTCCGAGGAAACTACCTAGATGGAGTCGTGATTGACGAAACGGCTGACATGAAGCCTAGATTATGGGGAGAAATTGTCAGACCACTTTTAAGTGACAGAAATGGTTGGGCTGTGTTTATTGGGACACCCAAAGGCCATAATTCATTTTATGAACTATATAAAAACGCTACACAAGATTCCAACTGGTATGTAAAAATTCTTAGAGCAAGCCAAACAAACATCATTCCCACAGAAGAATTGCTTGATGCTAAAAAGACCATGACAGACGGTCAATTTAGAGCAGAATTTGAGTGCGACTTTGAATCTGAAATCCTTGGGGCTATATATGGCGTAGAAATGCGTATGCTTACAGATAATGGGCATATTCAGCCAATAGAGTTTGACCCTATGTTCCCTCTTTTTTCAAGCTGGGACTTGGGTTTTAGCGATGATACGACCATTTGGACTTGGCAGGTTGTGCATGGAGAAATTAGATTTCTTGACTATCATTCAAGCAATGGCAAGGCTGTGCCATTCTATACGGCTTACATTGCACAGAAAGAAGCTGAGTATGGAGTCAAATATACGACTCATTATTTACCCCATGACGCTAGAGCTAAAACACTAGCAAGTGGAGGAAAGTCTATAATTGAGCAACTTTCTTTAAAAATTCCGTTAAAATCTATGAAGATTGTGCCAAATTTATCACTTCAAGATGGAATTCAAGCAACTCGCATGATGTTATTGAGAAGCTGGTTTGACCCAAGATGTGAAGAAGGCATTGAATGTTTGCGCCAATATCAGCGTGAATATGATGAGGATAAGAAGATTTTTAGAGATAAACCAAAACATGACTGGACATCACATGGCGCAGATAGTGCAAGGATGGCAGCCGTAGCTTGGAACGAAGAAACAAGAATTCCCCAGAAAGATGACTCGATTAAGGGGCTTTTGGTAGGACAAACCGAAGTGAGCTTGAATGAATTGTGGAAATCTAACCCACAAACAACTTCAAGAGGGAGAATTTGATGGCAAATGGTAAGGCAACTGTAAACCACAGTTACGAAGATTGGTATAAGTGCATTATGGGCTATGAACGCTCATATAAGCGCTGGGAAGCCAGAGTAGACCGCATTGTTAAAAAATATAAAGATGATAGCCGCTACGACAGAAACCCTAATGCTCGCTTCAACATACTCTGGAGCAATGTTCAGACTATACAGCCAGCTATCTTTGCAAGACTTCCTCGCCCTGATGTTAGCCGTAGATTTAGGGACAATGACCCAATAGGTCGTGTTGCCTCAATGATGCTTGAAAGAGCATTGGAATTTGAATTAGAGCATTATGGTGACTACAAGTCCGCAATGAATAATGCAGTCCTTGACCGCTTATTGGGTGGTCGTGGCGTGGCTTGGGTTCGTTATGAGCCGCATATTGTTGGTGAGCAAGCTGACAATGAAGATATGCCTGAAGATGGTTTAGAAGTTACTGAAGATTCAGACGAAGCAGAAACCGAAGGCGGTATTGAAAATGAGAACCAAGAGCGTATTGAATATGAGTGCGCTCCTGTAGATTATGTCCATTGGAAAGACTTTGGACACACAATCGCTAGAACCTGGGAAGAAGTAACCGCAGTATGGCGTAAAGTTTATATGTCACGCCCAGCATTGGTTGAGCGTTTTGGCGAAGAATTAGGCTACCAAATACCATTAGACACGCAACCTGATGACCTAAAACAATCTTATAAGTCTAATGATGGTGTATATGAGGCGCTGATATATGAAATATGGGACAAAGAAACAGGAAAAGTATTGTGGATTTCTAAGTCCCTCGGAAAGATACTGGATGAGCGTGATGACCCATTACAACTGGAAAACTTTTGGCCTTGTCCAAAGCCTTTGTATGCCACTCTTACAACTGACAGCCTTGAGCCTATCCCTGACTTTGTTATTTACCAAGACCAAGCTAGAGAATTAGATGTTCTGTGTGACAGAATTGATGGCTTAATTAACGCATTGAAGGTGCGTGGCGTTTACGATGCTTCCGCCACAGAATTACAGCGCTTATTCTCCGAGGGCGAGAATAACACCATGATTCCAGTAAATAACTGGATGGCTTTTGCCGAGAAACAAGGCATGAAAGGCGCTATTGATTTAGTAGATTTAGCTCCTTTTGCAAGTGCTTTGATGTCTTGCTATCAAGCAATGGAGCAAGTTAAGGGTCAAATCTATGAATTGATGGGTATTGCCGATATTCAGCGTGGTCAAACAGACCCTAATGAAACCCTTGGCGCACAAATCATCAAATCTAACAATGCTGCTGGGCGTTTAAAAACTCAGCAACACGCAGTCGTAGACTTTGCGACCACTTTGTTATCTATTAAAGCGCAGATTATCTGCAATCATTTTACCGATGACACGATTGTTAAGATTTCTGGTGCAATGCAACTAAGTCCACAAGACCAACAGTTGATTCCACAAGCAATCGAGCTATTAAGAAACGAAGCAGCTAAGAATTTCCGCATTGAAGTCACTTCTGACTCAATGATTTACCAAGATGAGCAGCAAGAAAAGCAAGACCGTATGGCATTTTTGCAAGCTGTGGGCGGATTTATGCAACAAGCAGTACCAATGGTACAAGCTACCCCTGAATTAGCTCCTATGGCGCTAGAAATGCTTAAATTTGGCGTTACTGCGTTCAAAGCTGGTAAGCAACTTGAAGGAATTATTGACGAAACAGCCGATAAACTGCGTGACCAAGCTAAACAGATGGAAGGCCAACCTAAACCATTGCCGCCAGAAATACAAAAAGCGCAGATGGACAATCAGGCTAAGACTCAACAGATTCAAATGCAAGCCCAAGTCGAGCAAGCTAAGTTACAAGGTCAAATGCAGCTTGAAAAGGCTAAACAAGAGTACCAGGCACAAGAAAATCAACTAAAATTCCAGTTGGAAGAACAGCGCAATCAGCAAGAATTGGCAATGAAACACCAACTTGAAGAAATGCGTATAGAAGCTGAAACAAATAAAGATTTACTCTTAGCATATTTGAATAATGCGTCTAAAATAGAAACAACTCGTATTTCCTCTGGATTAGACACAGGCGAAGCTGCTTACCAAGATAATGTCCAGATGGCAAATATATTGCAAGACCAATTAGGATACTCAAACATGAAGAACCATCCGTTGCAACCTGCTATTGAGAATATGCACAATACCAACCAACAGATGACACAGATGCTCGCTATGTTAATGGACAAGCTATCTCAACCCAAGACCGTCATTCGTGATGAAAACGGTAAAATCGTAGGAGTCCAGCATGGCGAGTAACCTTAAATATTCTAACGGCACAAGAGATGCCCAGCAAAATGGTTTAATTACCTATGCTGGTTCTGCTGCCATTATTAAGATTTATAGCGGCACACAACCTGTTAATGCTAATACAGCTATTTCTAGTCAAACCTTATTGGTTAGTTTAAATGTTAGCGGCTCATTCGGTACAGACAGTAACGGAACAATTACGATGTCCAGCGTTACAAGTGCAACAGCCGTAGCTACAGGCACAGCATCATTTTTCCGCATAACCAAGTCCGATGGCACAACAGTTGTTATGGATGGCTCTGTAGGAACATCTAGTGCAGATATGATTTTGGATAATACAAGCATCGCCACAGGTCAAACTGTAAGCATTACATCAGGCACTATTATTCGAGCCAACCAGTAAGGTAAATTATGGCATTAGTCCTTAAAGACAGAGTACAGGAAACAACGACTACAACTGGTACTGGCACAATAACGCTTGGCGGTGCAGTAACTGGTTATCAGTCGTTTTCTGCTATTGGCAACGCAAATACCACTTACTACGCTATTTATGCGCCAGGTGGTTCAGAATGGGAAGTAGGTATTGGTACATATACATCATCAGGGACAACCCTTAGTCGTGATACTGTATTAGCTTCTAGCAATAGTGGTTCATTAGTCAGTTTTTCTGCTGGCACTAAGAATGTATGGTGTGATTACCCTGCTGGAAAAGCCACTTATTTAGATTCAAATGGAAAAGTTGCTTTTGCTGGCGCAAGTTATGAAGATTTTGCTTCTATTGCTGCCCCAAGCTATCAAGAAGGCAGAGTTTGGTACGACAGCACAGAAAAGGCTTTAGCTTTTTACAATGATTCTTCTGCTTTGGCGGTTCATGTTAGCCAAGATTTAATCTTTAAAGTCATTAATAACACAGGTTCAACCATTCCTAATGGCAGTCCTGTTTACATTACAAGCACATCTAGCGGTCAAACTTACCCTAATGTGGCATTAGCTAGGGCTGATGTAGCGGCAACTTCTGCTGTTATTGGTCTTACAAATGGTGCTATTGCTAACGGTGCTATAGGTTATGTAAGCGCACAAGGAACTATTGATAATGTCAATACCAGCGCCTTTACAGTAGGACAAGTTTTATATTTAAGTCCTTATTCTGCTGGTCAGTTAATGAACACTATTCCGCCTACAGGAATAACGGTTCAAGTCGGTATTGCAACATTTATTAATAGTTCTACTGGCAAAATTTATGTAAAACAAACCACGCCTTTAGCAGTACCAGCATCCATCATTACTGGCACTTTAGGTATTGACCACGGTGGTACAGGACAATCTTCAGCATTGGTAGCTGGTTCAGTAGTTTATGGTGCATCTACAACAGCAATGGGTGTAACTGCCGCAGGAACATCAGGTCAAGTATTAACATCACAAGGCGCTGGAACACCTACTTGGACAACGCCAACAACAGGAACGGTTACAAGCGTAACTGGTACAGCACCTGTAGTATCAAGCGGTGGCAATACTCCTGCTATTAGCATGGCGGCGGCTACAACAAGCGTAAATGGTTATTTAACATCTACTGATTGGACTACATTTAACGGCAAACAGGCGTTATTGGTTAGCGGTACAAACATTAAAACCATTAACTCTAATAGTATTTTAGGTAGTGGTGATTTAACAATTAGTGCATCTGCCGCAGGTTCAAATACTCAAGTCCAATACAACAATAGTGGCGCTTTTGGTGCAAGCTCTAGTTTTACTTATAGCAGTTCAACTGGTGATTTATCTGCGCCAGTCCATAATTCAACTAATGGCTTAACCGTAAACTCAAGCAATGTGTCATCAAACTATACTATTGCAAGTGGTTCAAATGCCTTTAGCGTAGGCCCTATAACAACTAATTCTGGAGTTACTGTGACAGTTTCATCAGGTCAAAGATGGGTGGTAATTTAATATGTCCACAATAAGAACAGGCACTACTACAACCACAGCAATTAGCGTTACTGGTGATACAACTGGTAACCTAATTTTGACTGCTGATTCTGGATTAGTTGATGCAAGTAGCACAACTGGTGGCGTAATTGTGCCAAGAGGTACAACTGCTCAACGCCCTGCAAGCCCTACAGCAGGAACAATTCGTTACAACACTACTACAAATCAAACTGAAGTGTATTCAGGTATTGCTTGGGTTGGCATCACTTCACAAACTTATAGTATTAGTTATCTTGTTGTAGCTGGTGGTGGTGGCGCTAGTGCTACAGATGCAAATAATGGTGTTGGTGGTGGCGGAGCTGGCGGTCTTTTAACTGGTACAGCTACTTTATCTGGCGGAACAGTTTATACAATTGTAGTAGGCGCTGGAGGTGCGGCATCTACATCTTCTAACGGTTCAAATTCATCTATTTCAAGCGGAATAGCTAGTGCTGTTGGTGGAGGATATGGTTCTCAGGTTACCGTTTATGGAGCTGGTTCTGGCGGTTCAGGAGGTGGTGGAGATGGTTATACATCATACCCAACAGGAGCGTCAGGTACTTCAGGTCAAGGTAATGCTGGTGGTAATGGTACAAACACTTCTTCCACACCTAGATTGGGTGGAGGTGGCGGCGGTGCTGGAGCTGTTGGTAGCAATTATAGCGGTTCAACTGCTGGTAACGGTGGAATAGGTGTTCAATCTTCTATTACTGGGTCTGCTGTTTATTATGCTGGTGGTGGTGGTGGTAGCGGTTCTTCAGGAGGAAGTGGGAATGGTGGAACTGGCGGAACAGGTGGAGGCGGAGCTGGCGGCGGCAATAATAATGGTTTTGTAGCTGGTGCTGGAACTGCAAATACTGGTGGCGGCGCTGGAGGAAACTCAAATAATGGAACTGCTCGTGCAGGAGGCTCTGGAATTGTTATTTTATCTGTTCCAACCGCTAATTATTCTAGCATAACAACTGGTAGCCCAACAGTTTCAGTAGTAGGTGGAAACACAATCGTATCATTCACTTCTTCAGGAAGCTACACAGCATGACATCTATTATTAAAGCTGATAACGGTTCAACATCTGGCGTTTCAGGAATAGTTCAAACTGCGGACAATTCTGGAGTTTTAGCTTTTCAAACAGGCGCTGGAACAACTGCATTAACACTTGATGCAACACAAAACGCAACATTTGTAGGATGGGTAAAAATGCCTGTTTACACAGTAGCAACTTTGCCTACTGCAGGAACTGCTGGTAGAAGGGCTTTTGTTAATAATGCTTTGACTCCTGTTGCATTGTCAGCAGTAGTTGGAGGTGGTGCTTTAACTGTGCCTGTTTTTGATAATGGCACAAATTGGATTGTAGGATAAAGGAATAATATGGGACATTTTGCAAAAGTAGTAGATGGTAAAGTAACGCAAGTTATTGTGGCTGAACCTGACTTTTTTAATACATTCGTTGATTCAAGCCCAGGTGCTTGGATTCAAACTTCTTACAATACTATTGGCGGCAAACACACACAAGGTAAAGAACCTTTGCGTGGCAACTACGCTGGTATTGGCTACACATACGACCAAGCTAACGATGTTTTCTATGCTCCGCAACCTTTTACAAGCTGGACATTAAACAAAGACACTTGGACATGGGAAGCGCCAACACCTATGCCAACAGACGGTAAGATTTATAAATGGGATGAGCCAACATTGGCTTGGGTTGAAGTAACAGCTTAAGGCTTATTATGACCGTAATTATTGACGGAACAGCAGGTATAACTCCTGCCCAATGGACAACTGCTGGTAGACCAGCTAGCCCTACTGTTGGGCAATCAGGATGGAATACCACGCTTGCTGTGTTTGAAATGTGGACAGGTTCTGCATGGAACATTATTGCTTCTTCTACTTATGCAATTCAATATATTGTTGTTGCAGGTGGTGGTGCTGGAGGAATGGGAGGAAGCGCAGGTGGAGCAGGTGGTGGTGCTGGTGGCTATCGTTCATCTGTAACTGGAGAATCTTCTGGTGGTGGTGGAACAGCAGAATCAGCTTTTGTAGCCACACCATCTTCTGTTTACACAGTTACTATTGGTGCTGGAGGTGCTGGTACTTCAAGTTCGGCAACAAACGGCGCAAGTGGCAATAATTCAATTTTTGCAACTGTAACATCTACTGGTGGTGGCGGAGGTCAAAAATATGTTGCAACTGCCGCTGGAACTGCGCCATCTGGAGGTTGCGGAGGTGGAGGTGGAGCAGAAAACGGTCTTGGTGGTTCTGGAACTTCTGGACAAGGTTACGCTGGTGGTAATGGCGGTGGCGGCTCTACAAACTACCCTGCTGGCGGTGGTGGTGGAGCAGGTGCAGTAGGAACAACTCCAGCATCAAACACAAGCAAAGGCGGTAATGGTGGTGTAGGCGTTCAAACTAATATTGATGGTAATAATTATTATTATGCTGGCGGTGGCGGCGGTGGAGGCTATCAATCTAGCAATGGTGGCGGTAATGGCGGTTTAGGCGGCGGTGGTGGCGGTTCAACTTCTTCAGGTTCTGCTGGAACTGGTGGTGGTACTGCTAGAAATAGCGGTCAAAATGGTGGAACTCTTTCTGGTGGTGCTAACGGTGGTGCTGGCGGAGCTAATACAGGCGGCGGTGGTGGTTCAGGAGATACAACTATTTCAGGAACATCAGGAAATGGCGGTTCAGGCATAGTTATTTTGCGTTACGCTGGCGCTCAAAGAGGAACTGGCGGAACAATTACAACTTATAGCGGTTACACCGTTCACACATTTACTTCTAGCGGTACTTACACAGCCTAATGCTTGGATTAAATCCGTTATCGTCAGCACCAATATCTGATTTAGGTGCGCTTACCCCAATTACAGGGTATATCAGCACGACTGATACAAACGATACGGCAACAATTAATGCGTTTGAGTTAGATAACGGAATAATCTACACAACTGATGACAATGACACAGCGACCATTAACGGTACTGTAGTCACAGTTACTCATACAGGCACAATTAGCGCTACCGATGGTAATGACACAGCCCTTTTATCAGGTACTGTTGCTAATACCATCATTCTTGGTGGTGATGGCTGGACAAAAGAGGAATGGGAACGCTATAAGCGTTTAGATAAAAAGCGTCATCAAGCTGAATTGGCTCGTATTGAAGCATTTAAGAAAGACGCAGAATCACGCAAACAGAAGTTTAAAGACTTAATTGACCCACAACCTGTTGCTAAAAAGCAACTAAATAAAGTACAATCCAATCAAGAGGTTAGTGTTGATATACCGTCAATAGACTTAACCATATTTGACAAATCCATCGCTAATCTTGACCGACAAAAACAAGAGTTAGTTAGAGCAGTAGCTTTAAGACAGCAAAGAGCAGAAATTGAAATGCACCTTGCTATTTTGGAAGCTAAACGCCTGGCTGAATTAGACGATGAGGAAGCATTATTACTACTGTTATAAACCCACACCAGCAATATAAATTAGCTTATGAGCATCTTCATGCAGGTCGCTTAGACGCTGGTTTTAGACTATTTGAGTACCGATGGCATAAAGAAATAATGGCTAACCAAGCCCAGCCATATACTCAACCATTAAAGATGCCTGTATGGAGAGGTGAATCCTTAATAGGGAAAACCATTACCATTCAAGCAGAGCAAGGATTTGGCGATATTATTCAATACGCTCGATTTCTACCTTTCTTAAAGGTTATGGGCGCTAAAAGTGTTGTTTTATTACAACATGGTTCATTGCATAACTTATTTGACCAATTAGATTGCGTTGATACCTTTACTAATATGCCAGAAGAAGGCATAGCTACAGAGTCAGACTATTGGTTAGGTATTATTTCGCTGCCTTATTACATAAGTCTTGCCCCAGCATACGCAAAAGCGCTATTTCCGCTAACGACAAAGAAAATTGTAGGGTCAGAAGGCTATTTGGATGCCATTCCTAGCAATATTCCTAAAAAATTAGCTGTTAATTGGGCTACATCTAAGGGTCTTTTGCACTATGTCCGCACAATGCACCCAGAAAAGATGCTTGAAATTGTTGGGGATGACGCTTATTCGTTTAATCCGCAAGAAGATAGGTTTTGGACACCATTACCTAACGATGGATGGAAGGAAGATTGGTTTAAAACTGCAAGCCATTTAAAGGCTTGTAAAGGACTTGTAACTGTAGATACAGGCATAGCCCATCTAGCTGGTGCTTTGGGCGTTAAAACCGTTGTAATCATGCCTAAAAAAGAGTTTAAGTGCTGGCGCTGGAAACATGGCACTTGGTACGACTCAGTAGTCACAGTTGAAGAAGATGAACTAGACAAAATACCAGACTTAATAAGGAGGATGTAATGGCATTGGTAAAAATAAGCGTAACTTGTCCATGTTGCAAGGTTGCTCACGAAGAATATGACCCAGCGCAATATGATGACCGTGAAAAGTACCTAGCTTATTGGAATTTGCCTTTTGAAGGCCCAGAAGCTGAAGAAGCCTGGAAGCAAAAGCAAGAAATGACCTTTAGAGAAGCACCTACAGTTATCCCTGATATTGAAGGTCATATTTCTATGGCTGATGGCACATGGGTAGACAGTCGCTCTAAGCACCGTGAAAACCTAAAACGCAACGGTTGTATTGAATTAGGCAACGATGTGCCTATGCAGCAAAAGAAACCAGAAATGAGCAGACAGTCGCAAGAGGCAAGAAAGCGTCAAATTGCTGAATTGGCTTACGCAAAACTTAGATAACCTGATAACTTAGGAGAAACCATGTCAGATGAGCAATTAGACCGCAGGGCAATGTTAGAAGCAGCAATGGAGTCCGCTTTAGAAGAACCAGAGGAGAATGTAATTGAGCAAGAACCTGTGGAAGCAGAGGAGATTGAGGTTGAACCTGTTGCCAAGGAGTCCTCTGAAGCTGAAGTTAGCGAGGCAGATAACGAAGAATCTGCCAAAGTTCTTGAAGCTGTTGAACTTGCAGATGCGGATGAAGCGCAGGAGGAAGAAGCAAAACCTGTAACTCGCCCATCTACATGGAAAAAAGAATATGTCCAAATTTGGGACAAAATGGAAAAAGGCGAACAAATTAGTAAAGAAGATTTTACTAAGTTTGCCGAATATGCCAACCAGCGTGAGTCTGAATACAAGAAAGGCGTAAGCACTTACAAAGCTGAAGCTGACCGTGCTAGAAGCTATGAAGAAGCTATTGCGCCATTCGTTTCAGAGTTGCAAGCTCAAAATATTAGCCCTGCCGCATGGATTAATAATCTTGGCAGAGCGCACATGATTTTAAGTAAAGCGCCAATGAACGAGAAAGTCGAGATGTTTCAACGACTTGCCGCAGATTATGGTATACAATTTAATGGTGAAAGTGTTGTTCAAGCACAACAGCTTGACCCATACACTCAACAGTTAATGAATCAGCTTAATCAGGTGAACCAAGAGGTTAGCTCTATTAAAAGCAGATTCCAGCAGGAAGAAGAAGCTCGGTTAAATGCCGAGATTCAGAAGTTTAGTAGTAATGTGGAGAAGTTTCCGCACTTTGATGTGGTAAGGGAAGAAATGGCTCAATTACTTGAGTTAGGGAAGGCCCAAGACCTCGAAACAGCCTACAAGAAAGCTGTGCGAATGAATGACGAAGTTTGGGCATTGGAGCAAGACAAACTCTTGCGAGATGCCAAACAGACGGCAGCAAAATCGCAGCAAGTAGCGAAGGCGAAGGCGGCAGCAGTAAGTCCGAAATCCGTTACACCTAGCGGAAGGGTGGCAGAACCTGGCGATAAGAAGGATAGGCGCTCATTAATAGCTGAACAATTAGGTACAGCAATGAGCAACAGGGTTTAACTAAACATTTTTTAAAGGATATATCATGGCATTTGCTAACTCAGCGATTACCGATATTATCGCTACCACTATTCAAAGTCGTAGCGGTGAATTGGCAGACAACTTAACACAAAACAACGCTATTCTTCAGCGCTTGAGCCAAAAGGGTAATGT